GCGTCAAAACGGTTTGAATTTCGGTCAAAATCGCATGTTTGCATGGTTGCGAGAAAATGGCTATTTAATTAGTCGCAAAGGCCATAGTTGGAACATGCCAACACAAAAAGCAATGGATTTAGGTCTGTTTGAAATCAAAGAAACGACTATCAATCATTCAGACGGTCATATCAGCATTAACAAGACACCTAAAATTACAGGTAAAGGGCAATTGTATTTTGCTGATAAGCTACTGAATAACATTGCTTAATTAACTGTGCTTCTCAGGCTGGTTGATACGGCTCTAGTAGGTGATTACTCATAAATATCAATTTGACTATGTTTGATTTTCCTTTACCAATATAGATTTTTTAATCATTTACACGATAGTATCTCCTATTTATTCTTTAATCGGTTGAAAAGTGCTTACTAGGGCCATACCAGCCAGTCTGAGAGCATAAAAAAGCGACTGACGGCAATCAGTCGCATAACAAAAATAAACTTAACTAGATTATATCACATTTAAAAGGAGTGTGTTATGCCGAAAGCAAATATAACGTATAAAGCTATTGGCAACGACGAAAAAGCCGAATGGGGCGATTACAATCATTTGATTCAACGTTGGGAAGGTTTAAGTAAGAGCGTTGCGAAACAGTGGGCGACTGAAATGCGTGAGCACCCAGAGTTTAGGAAATACGTCGACAATCCTACACATCGAATAGTTTTTATCAATTACAAAGGATTTGAGCTATTTGTTAAATGGAAAACACGTAACCGATATTTGAGTAAAAAAGAAACATTAGCAGAAATGCTGGAAAATATCAAACTAGAAGAAAGAGTAGGAGTTTAACATGACACATTTAATTATCGCAGTCTCAGTTTTAGCGTTCGCTGAAGTAATTACATTAACATTGTTCGGTAAACGAGCACGTAAGAAAGAAGAACCAGTCAAACCTAATTATTCAGGTTGGGAAGCAAGTGCAATTGCATTTAATCGTGCTCACGGTTTGCCAGACGATGCGATTTAAGAGGTACTAAATGGAAAATGAATACTTTGACACAGACGAAATCATGCTAATCGGTTTTGACACAGATGGCTGGCACGGGTGCTGGGGCGCAAAAGAGGAAGATGGTGATTAGGTGGCTGATAATAAAAAATACTATTACTTAAAACTTAAAGAGAATTTCTTTGAGAGTGATGAAGCTATCATTTTGGAAAGTATGCCAGATGGCTACATTTACAGCAATATCCTTTTGAAACTCTATCTTAGAAGTCTAAAAAACAATGGATTGTTGATGTTTAATGACTTAATTCCATACAATGCTCAAATGTTAGCAACTATTACACGTCATCAAGTTGGTATTGTTGAAAAAGCTATTCAAATTTTCCAACAATTGAAACTAATCGAGATTTTAGACAATGGTGCTATCTACATGTCTAATATTCAAAATTTCGTTGGAAAATCAAGTACAAATGCTGATAGAATGCGACTTCAGCGTGCCAAGCAAAAAGAGAGCGTACAAATGTTGAACAAATGTGCACCAGAGATAGAGATAGAGAAAGAGATAGATACAAATAAAGATATAGAGTTAAAGAAAGATATAGAACTAGAACAAGAAAAAGAGGAAAGATTTGTTGATGTAGTTGAAGCAAATCTTGGCAGAGGTCTTGTTAAGTTTGAATATGACATGATTAACGATTATCTAATTAATAAACATGTATCAAGAGAACTGTTCTTGGAAGCTGTAAAAGTAGCAGTTGCTAATAATGTCCGTAAGTTTAATTACATTGGACGAGTTCTTGATAATTGGCTTAACGAAGGTATTCAAACTGTCGAACAAGCCTATCAAGCCCAACGAGATTTTAAAGCAAAGAAAGCAAATCGTTATCAGAATAATCAGCAACCAACTAAAAGCAACGTCCCTGAATGGGTAGAAGAAGAATACAAACACGAAGCAACAGTAGACGAGCAAGCTAAGCTTGACGCGCTGAAAGCAGCATTTTTAGAGGAGTAAACATAAACATGAACGTAAAACAAACAATTTTAGAACAACACAAAACACTTGAACGAGTTAGACAATTGCAAAAGGAAATGCATGAAACCTGTATGTTTTCAGCAGGACTTGAAGAAATTGGGTTAGTTGATGTAGACCCTTTAATGGCAATCTCGCTCGATACGGTTCACAAGATTTCTCACGCTCTTGAAGATGTCCTGAACGGCGAAGACGCAGGCAAGGCTTTACGTAATCATTTGACGGGCGGACGTTTTGAAGAAGACGAGGACGAAGACTAATAAAAATCGAACTACTACACGTCGTCAATGGCTATCGCAAGTTTCATCTTGGATTCTTTGATGACGGCCAGGAAGCAGTCAAGGCACTAAAACGAGATGTCGCTATCAATTCAGCGATTCATGAACCTAGATTTCGTAAATCAATGAGTGACGACGGTATTCGTATTGACTACGGCGCTAAGACTTGCTACTACTTGCTGCAAGCTAGAAAGGTCAGCTAATGCAACGTGGATTATTTGGTGACTTTGATTATGATAATTGGTTAAGCTCATACGAAGACCATGAAGAAACATTTCAAGGTAATGAGGATGAGGCTTATGACCGCTGGAAAGATGATCAGCTAGAAGATTGGTAAAGAGGAGAAAAAATGACAACAACAGAATTAACACAGCGACAAATTACGTCAAGTGTGGCTAACCGAATTGAAGAAATGAAAGGCGAAGGCTTGCTAGTAGCGCCAAATTACAGTGTAAGTAATGCTCTAAGCTCTGCCTATTACGCTTTGACGAATTCAAATAGCGGCAATTTGCTAGGAAAATGTACGCAAGACAGCATTTACAACGCCTTGCTTGATATGGTTACACAAGGTTTAAGTCCAGCTAAAACTCAATGCTATTTCATTCCTTACGGGAACAAAGTCAAATTAACACGTTCGTATTTTGGAACGATGAAAGTCGTTAAACAGTTGCCTGAAGTCAAAGATATTTACGCTCAAGTGATTTATGAAGGTGATGACGTTGAAATTAAGAACGTCGAGGGTCACAAAGTGCTAGTGAAACACGATACTAATTGGCTGAATCAGGATAATCCAATCATCGGCGCTTACTGTATCATCGAAAAAGTTGACGGTGAGAAAGTTTTGACAATCATGACCAAAAAGGAAATCGATAAAGCTTGGGCCCAATCGAAAAACAAGTCAGTTCAAAACAACTTCCCGCAAGAAATGGCAAAACGTACTGTAATCAATCGTGCTGCTAAACAGTTCTTTAACACAAGTGACGACAATGACTTGTTCATTGACGCGGTCAATCGAACGACAGCGAACGAATATGATGACGAACGAAATGTCAAAGACATAACGCCAGAACAAGACGACAGTGAAAGCATTGACAGCATTGACAGTTTCCTTGGTGAACCATTGCCAGAAGCTGCTGACGAAGAAACAAAACAACCTAAAGATGTGACACCAGTCGAAGACACCCCTCAGGAGTTCACAGAAGCCCCAGAATCGACCGAAATGTCTGAACCTGATAACTTACATGAACCAGAGCAAACAGAGCTATTTGAGCAGCTAGGAGACCTATATGACTAAACTAACAAATGAGAATTATTATCAAGACAAAACTTACTTGTCTAACTCACGATTTAAGCAATATATGCAATGTCAAGCTAAGGGTTACGCCGTTGATAATGGCGAATGGGTAGAAGACCGAGACGAGACCGCTCTTTTGGTCGGCAACTACGTACATAGCTACTTTGAATCCGAAAAGGTTCACGACGCTTTTGTTGAAGAAAACAAAGAAAAAATCATTGCCAAGACAGGTAAGAATAAAGGAAATCTTAAAGCTGATTTCGTTGTCGGCGAAAAAATGATTAACGCTTTGAAAGATGACGATAATTTTAACCGTTTATATCACGGCTATCCAAGTGATGATGTCAAAAAAGAAATGATTGTTATTGGTGAAATCGAAGGAGTGCCGATAAAAGGCAAGCTTGACAGTATCAACCTATCTCGCGGCTACTTTGTTGACCTGAAGACAATGAGGTCAATCTATAACGAAGAATGGAACGTAGACTTACGCAAGAAAGTGCCAGCGGCAGTTAACAATATCTTGAATTTCGGTTATAACGGACAGCTTGCTCTTTATCGTGAGCTACTGAAACAGATGACAGGCCAAGAGTTTAGGCCACTTATCGTTGCTGTTTCAAAAGAGAACGTTCCTGACAAGGAATTTATCAAAGTTGATGAAAATTGGCTTGAAGAGGGTCTTGACTATATCAAAGACAATGTCAAAGAAGTCTGGGACGTCATTCAAGGTAAGCAAAAACCTAAAAAATGCGGTCATTGCGACTATTGCAAAGCTCAAAAGAAACTTTCTAAACTTATTAGCTTAAATGACATGATAGGAGATTAAAAATATGCAAATGGAACACGTTACAGATAGCGTCACTATCTATTCGGACGGAACTAACTTGCAGGTCATTCATGACCTTGGTCAGGAATTCGTCTTAGATCTCGAACTCGAAAAAGAACCAGCTTTCAATATTGATGATTTAGGCAAGACAGGTTACAGCTATCACCTAAGACCATTCTTTAGTGTTTCTGGGTTCTGCTCAAAGGGCGAAGCTGACCTTCATCGATTGCGTTGGGCAATCTTACAATTTCAGGAATTTGAGCAATATTTAGCAGATAATCAAGCAGAAATGCTTGAATGGTATTTCAATCCGAAAGGAGAAACAGAATGATTGAATTTGTTAAAGAAGCAGGAATGGCGTTTGTTTGGTTATTCTTAGGTTATCTATTGGGTGAACGCCAAAGTAAAAAATAAGCCTCGGAATCGGCTCAAAAAGTGACCTAGAAAGTACGTGTCGGTTAACAGGACGACATGTAAAGAATTTCAGCGGGCGCAAGTCCTACTCACACAATTTAAAACGTGCCCGCTTTTGTTTTTGAGGAGAAAAAATGAAAGAAGAACTTATCAAAATGACGCAAGCTGATTTTGAGGTTTACGCAAAACATAAAATTTCAGAGCACCTTGAACTTGAACCAAATGATGTCTACATGGTCTGGTTTAACTACACGCTAGGAAACGCTAAAGGAATGTTTAGCTTTGACAGCGAGAAAGCTTATCCAATTAGCAATCCAAACGCTAAACTCCCTGACTATGTTGAAGTGACATACGACAGCGAAAAGCATGAATTTTATTTCGATTGGTACACGAAAGAACGACAAGAAGTCACTCACGTCGCTTTTGAGATTCTGGGGCTTACTGATGAAATTTGAATTTGTTTTATCGAATACCAAAAAGCAAAAACAAATGTTAAACGCCAACGACCGCCCACATTGGACGCAAAAGGCCAAAATCACCGCGTTTTTACGTGCTACAGCTGTTAGAGCAGGTCGGCAATGTAATTGTACCCCCTACTCAAAAAGGCGCCCCTGCGGCCTCGTAGTGACGATTTACGCCCCTACTAAAAGACGACTTGACCCACCCAACTTTTATCCGACAGTAAAAGCGCTCGTTGATGGACTGACAGACGCTGGAATTTGGACGGATGACAATTCAGAAGTCATTAAGTTTATGACTTTTAAACGAGGTGGACCAAGCGAAATACCCGGAAAATATAGGGTTAGATTGGAAATAAAGGAATTATGACAAGAAAATTTATCGTTAGAGAATACAACCCGAAGATGAAAACAGCGACTTGGTTCGCTACAGCTAAAGATTTTAAGGAAACGGAGTTTAAAACAAGAAAACAAGCTCTAAAATACCTAGAAAAAGCTCGTAAAGAGCCCGGACAGACAGAATACTATGAGGTGGTAAGTTGAAAGCTGAAAGATACATGTTTTTAAGTATGTTGTTATCGTTTACAATCGTCGTCACAGTCGTCTTCTTTACGATTGAGCTAGGAATGCAAAAGACTGTTTATAACAACAAAATTACTGAGATGAAGCTTGAAAACACTAAACAAAAATATGAAATCAAGCGATTAAAGGACAACCAAACGATTATCTATCACGCTGATAACTATGGGGGAGAGTACGATTATGAAAGTACGGTTCACACTAACAAACAGTGAAATTGAGGAAATCGAGGTATGACTTAAAATGTTAAGTACATCGAATTTAAGGAAGAACAACAAAAAAGCCAAGTCGCAATCAGCTCCTTAGCAAACGTTCTCATTATTACTATTATAGCATAAGGAGATTGAGAAAATGCGACTTTTTCAGGACATGGATAAGGTTTTAACAAAACACAACGCTTACGAGGTGCTTTCTCTTTATCGTCGTTATTCTCGTATGGCTGGCGAAGAGTACACACCTAAAATTACAGCGACTTACTCGCTAGAACCTAAAGCGTCAGGATTCAGCAATAGCAAACAAACAGAGATACAAGTAACTAGACGAGTGGCAGCTTGGGACGAAATGCAAGCAATTACGAAAGCTATCAATCGTATTATTGACCCATTTGTCAGACAAATTCTGATTGAGAAATATTGCAAGTGGCAGATAAAGTCTGATTGCGCTATCTACATGGAATTGGGCTACTCGGAAAGTGAGTTTTATCGTATGTTAGAGCGTGGAGCTATCGAGTTCGCTGAAAGCTATCGAGGTGGGGAGTTGTTAGTCTTCCGAATTGGGAGAGAAGAGCAAGAAAATAGCTGGGATAACAACGTTTCTGAGTGTTAAAATTATATTATAGAAAAAATAACATAAGGCGCAACATTGTCACCTGTGTTTTAACGATAAAGAGTTGCGTCACAATCTACAGGAGTTTGCCGTAATGCGAAAGCTAGCAGCACTGTTGGTTGGTAGGAACATAGCTCAAATGGTAGAGCGACTGACTTTTAATCAGAGGGTCACTGGTTCGAGCCCAGTTGTTCCTGTTGCATTTATTGCAAAAATCCATATTTTTTATCAGAAAGCCTATTATACTATTGAGTAAAGGCTTTTTTAATAGTATGATTAAAATGATAAAAATATATGGAGAAATAAATTATGAATTTAGAAAGTGAAAAAAGAATTACTTTGCATATCTCGGGTGAAGCAATGGACGATAAAAAAGGGTACGAGTTAAAATATATCATAAAGTCGTTGCAAAACTTTGAAAAAATATCGCAAAAAACATATTTATTTTTAACTAACCAAAATAGAATGACGATAGAGAATGCTGAAGATTTTAAAGTATACATAACAAATATTAGGCCAGGTTCTTTTAAAGCCGATGTTATTCTTTTTTGTCAAACTTATATACTACCATTGGTTCCAATCGTTGGTGATCATGGTGATTTGGTTTGGGAGTGTATTTTGAATTCTTTTGATTTTTTAAAAAGGGTTTCTGCAGCCAAGAAAGAGGGAAAAAGTGTGAACATTGAAAATAACGGAGACAAGGCGATAGTTATTGTGAATAATGGCAATGACGTAACTATTAATCATTATGAGTATCCAAATTATGTACCAGAATTAGGACAACAGCTAGCGCCTTATTTTACAGACTTAGCTACAGTTGTCAACTCAAAGGTGGAGACCGTTAATTTTGGATCTGACATGGGGGAGTTAACCTTGGATTCTAATAATGCTAATTTATTTAAAAAACGATCTTACCTAACCGAGGAAACATTTGAGATATCTGGTGAAATAACAGTATTAAACTCTCATAGTTATACAGGTAAAATAAAAATATCAGATAATCAATTTTTTGATGATGGCGAGTATAACTTTGAAGTTGCGAAAGGGTTGCGCTATCCAGAATTTTTACAATCAGGGGTGTTGCATAGAGTTGGTTATGTTTGCTGTAAAAAGATAGTTTTTGATCCAACAAGTCCATTAAGTGAAAAAATAGTTGGAGTTAAAATTTTAGAAAAGTTATAAGATATATCCAGTCACACGTTTGTGTGGCTTTTTATTTTAGATTGGAGGTGATGGAAAATCACTAAATTAACTTTAAAACAACAACGTTTTGCAGATGAGTACATCATCTCTGGAAATGCAACGGATGCAGCTATTAAAGCGGGTTACAGTCAAAAATACGCGAACACGAATGCAAGCAAGTTACTACAAAATACTACAATCAAATCTTATATAGATGAGCGCCTGGCTGATTTGCAATCTCAAAAAGTAGCTGACCAGCAAGAAGTCATGGAATACCTGACAGCTGTCATGCGTGGCGAAAAGACTGAGCCGTTGCTTGTTTTAGACGGTGAGGGTACACAGAAAGTCGTTAACGCTGTTCCGCCAGTTCAAGCACGTACTAAGGCAGCTGAGTTGCTTGGTAAGCGTTATAGGTTATTTACTGATAAGGTTGAGTTCGATGCAACTGTTGAACAGGTGGTGTTTGAAGATGACATCAGTTAAGCTTTCAAATTTGATACCGCCTAAATTTCATGATGTCTGGCGTGCTAGTCTCAATCAAAACATTTTACACGTTGTGTGCGAAGGCGGACGTGGTTCTGGTAAATCATCAGATGTGGCACATATCATTATTCAGCTTATTATGCGCTATGCTGTTAACGCTGTGTGTATTCGTAAGACAGATAACACACTTGAACAATCAGTCTATGAGCAGTTGAAATGGGCAATTAGTGAGCAGCAAGTGACACACTTGTTTAAGTTCAATAAATCACCATTGCGCATTACATACTTGCTACGAGGGAATTATATTGTCTTTCGTGGCGCACAATATCCAGAACGTATCAAATCACTGAAAGACAGTCAGTTTCCGTTTGCGATTGGCTGGATTGAAGAATTAGCTGAGTTTAAAACTGAAGATGAAGTCAAGACTATTACTAACTCACTTTTACGTGGTGAGCTTAGTAGTGGTCTTTTTTATAAATTCTTCTACACATATAATCCGCCAAAACGAAAACAGTCATGGGTTAACAAGAAATATGGCACGCAGTTCCAACCAGCTAATACATTTGTTCATCATTCGACTTATCTTGATAATCCATACATCGCTAAGGAATTTATCGAAGAGGCCGAAGCTACAAAAGCTAGGGATGAGCGGCGTTATCGCTGGGAATATCTTGGCGAGGCAATCGGTTCTGGAGTTGTTCCGTTTGACAACTTACGTTTTGAAACAATACCAGATGATTTGATAGCCAACTTTGATAATATCCGAAACGGTCTTGACTTTGGTTATGCTACTGACCCGCTGGCATTCGTTCGTTGGCATTATGACAAGAAACATAATGGCATTTATGCGATTGATGAATTCTATGGTCAGAAAATCAGCAATCGCATCGCAGCTAACTGGATTAAGTCGCGAGGTTATCAATCAGACCGAATCGGTGCAGATAGTGCTGAACCAAAAAGTATTGCTGAACTGCATGGTGATTTCAATTTGCCAAACGTATACGGTGTCAAGAAAGGTCCTGATTCAGTTGAGTTTGGTGAGCGTTGGCTTGATGATTTAGATTTTATTTGCATTGACCCAAAACGCACACCGAACATTGCACGAGAATTTGAAAATATTGACTATCAAGTCGACCGTGACGGCAATCCTAAACCACGACTAGAGGATAAGGATAACCACACGATTGACGCAACAAGGTATGCATTTGCTGATGATATGAGAGCAAACAGCAACACGAGAGAGAAAACGAAGAAAGCAAGTTATTTATTTTGAGGTAAAACATGGCAAAATTCTTATCTAAAACCAGGTTTAATCCACACAGTAACGACCAAATTATCATGCTGACTGAAGACTATGAAGCTATTGATTTTGCGTCTCAAAAATGGATTGAACAATTAAAACAATACATCAACACACATAAGTTACAGATTGCACGTTTGGAAGAGCTTAAACGTTATTATCTAGGTGATAATAACATCAAATATCGTCCTGATAAAACGGACGAATTTGCGGCCGATAATCGTATTTCAAGCGACTTTGCTAAGTACATTACAGTGTTTGAGCAAGGCTACATGCTTGGCAATCCTGTTAAGTATACAAACGAGGATAAAACGCTCCAAGAATTGATTGATACGTTTTCTGAGCAGACAAACGAAGCTTATCATAATATCTTGATTAAGACTGACTTGTCTATTTATGGACGCGCTTATGAGTTGCTTAATCCAGAAGAAGATGAAAACAGCGGTGTTATTTTAAAACTGTATCATTTAGCGCCTGAACAAACGTTTGTCATCTATGACGATACATACCAACAAAAATCGTTGTTGGGTGTCAACTATTACGAAGTCGATTATGGCGGTGGTCATCGTAAAACAGTAGTGCGCGTGTATTCTGATAATACAATCTATACGTATATTGACGACAATCAAGACACGTTTGGCCTTCATCTAGTTGATGAAACAGAACACTATTTGAAAGGTGTTCCGATTAATGAGTTCAAAAACAATGAGGACCGCACAGGTGCTTATGAATCGGTTCTTGATGATATTGACGCATACGACTTGTCACAATCCGAGCTAGCTAATTTCCAACAAAACAGTAATGACGCTATTTTACTAATCACTGGTAATCCTTATACTGGTTCGGATGATAACGATTATCTTGAAGATGGTAGTGTTAATCCTAACGGTCGTTTAGGTGTGGCACTTGGCTTTAAAAAAGCACAGATTGCCGTGCTTGATGACAATCCTAATCCTGGTGGTTCACAGCCAGATGCTAAATATTTGGTTAAGCAGTACGACTCAGCTGGTGCTGAGGCATACAAGCAACGTCTAGTTAACGATATTTTACGTTTCACATTCACGCCTGATATTCTTGACAATAACTTTAGCGGCATCCAGTCTGGTGAATCCATGAAATATAAGCTGATGGCGTCTGATAACTATCGCAGCAAACAAGAACGCTTGTTCAAAAAAGGACTTATGCGACGTTTGCGTTTAGCGGTCAACATCTGGGAAGTTAAAGGCAATGAAGCAACGAATTATCGAGCTATCAATCAAACTGCTGTTATCTTCAGTCCTAATTTGCCACAAAATGATACTGAACTTGCAAATATTGCTAAGTCGTTGTTTGGCGTGGTAAGTGATCAAACAGTTTACGAGTTGTTAGAACAGGTGACTGGGATTGATGCGGAAGATGAATTGAAACGTCTGAAAGCTGAAGAGCCACAAGAACCAGAGCCACGAATTGGCGAGGTGACTGCTGATGACCAAGAAGAAGCACAATGATTATTGGCATAAACGTAGTAATGACATTATGCGTTATGTTGATGGTACAGATATTGACATGTTTGCTAAATTGCAAAAGATTTACGCAGACGAGTCAGCGCAAATTCAACGTGATTTATTTGCGTTTGTAACGAAATATGCTGATGATAACAAAATGAGCTATTCTGACGCTCTACAACGCCTTAGAGGTGTCGACCTATCAGATTATCAATCGAACGCTAAGAAGTATCGTGAGCAGGCCAAAAATAACCCAGATTTGCTAAAACGACTTAATGAACAATATGCTGGTTCAAAAGTAACACGATTCGACGCATTAAACCTTGAAATGACTTATAAAATTGGTGTTATGCAAGGCATTATTGAGAAGTCGTTTGAAAACTATTTGAAGTCAACTGCTAAGTATGCTTATAGGAAAGTGATGGGTGGTAATAGTGGCGCATTGAATGAACCAGCATTAAAAGAACTTATCAATACGCCTTTCAATGGTCGGAACTATTCGCAGCAAGTTTGGGGCAATACAGATGATTTAGCCAGAGATTTAAGAGACGTTCTGAAGCGTGGTTTTATTCGTGGTGATGATGTTCGTAGCATGGCTGGGGAACTTGCTAAGAAGTACAATGTAGCACGTTCGCGAGCGCAAACACTTATTAGGACTGATGGCACAGCGATTGTCAATCGTTCAGCTATCAAACGCTATGAAGAGTCTGGTTTGGAATTCTATCGCATATCTGTACAGATGGACAATAGGACATCACAGATTTGTAAGAGAATCCACAGTGAAGATAAGCGTTACAGAATTGATGAGTTTGAAACTGGTGTCACTGCACCGCCTTTCCACTATAATTGCCGTTCTGCTGTTATTCCTGATGAAGAGGAATTAGATGAACAATCGTTAAGAAAAATAGGAAAAACAACGTAATACTTTACGAAAAAAGCAAAGGATTAGAGTTAATCTAGGCGCTTTTTTTGTACCCAAAAAAGGAGAAAAAATGTTAATTTTGTGGTTGATATTAAATGCACTAGGCTTATTAGCTTTAGTGATTATTTGCGGTTTTATTGCAATCGCAGTAAAAAGTTTTGTTAAAGAATTAAAAAAAATAAAGATATTTTAAGTCGTGTAATACGGCTTTTTATTTTGTCCAAAACTGCTTAAGACGTTAAAAGGTGCAAGGGTAATCAGTCTAACTACAGACTTAAAACGGAGGTAGCCAACATGGCAGAAGAAACAAACACTGAAGTAGTTGAAACAGAAGGGGTCGACAATACTGGAACTACTGAGGCGGATAAAACATTCACTCAAGACGAACTTGACCATATTGTCCAAGAGCGTGTCAAACGTGCAGTGGCCAAAGCACAAAAAGACGCTGAAGACAAAATTAAACAAGCACAATCTGAAGGTGAACGTTTAGCAAAACTGACAAAAGATGAACGTGCTAAAGAGGAAGAGGCTAAGCGCTTAGCAGACCTTGAAGCTCGTGAAAAAGCAATCGCAGTCAAAGAACTGCGCATTGAAACACAAAGTCTTTTGGCAGATGAAGGTTTACCAATTGAATTTCTTGATGTGGTCATGGCAGATACTGCAGAAGCTGTTAAAGACAACATTGCAAGTGTTCGAAAGGTATTTGATGAAGCTGTTGAAAAGCGTGTGAATGAGCGTCTAACGCAAGATAAACCACGTCGCGGAGCAACAGCAGGTGCAATGACTAAAGCTGAAATTATGGCTGTTCAGGACGCAAGCGAACGTCAGAAGCTCATTGCAGAAAACTTAGAATTATTTAGAAAGGGCTAATTTATGGCTGAAGAAAAATTAACTGTTATGAACGATTTGGGCGAAATTAAAACAATTGATTTTGTTAACAAATTTAGTACTAACATCTCTGAACTTTTGAAATTGCTCGGTGTGACACGTAAAGAACCGTTGTCAGCTGACATGAAAATTCGAACTTACAAATGGGAAACTGATATTGACCAAACAAGTGTTGGCGAAGGTGAAACAATTCCACTTTCTAAAGTGACTCGTGCACTTAACAAAGAATATCAAGTTGAATGGTTCAAAAAACGTCGTGCTGTTTCTGCTGAAGCTATCGCACGTCATGGTGCTTCCTTGGCAATTGACAAAGCGGACCAACGTATTATGCGCGAAATCCAAAATGGTATCAAAACTGATTTCTTTACTTTCCTTAAAACAGAACCCACGAAAGTTAAAGGAACAGGCCTTCAAGGTGCATTAGCTCAATCTTGGGGTAAACTACAAACATTTTCAGAATTTGACGGTGCCCCAATTGTATCATTCGTAAGCTCACTTGACGTAGCTGACTATCTTGGCGATAAAGCGGTCGGTGCAGACGGTTCTAACGTCTTTGGGATGACATTACTTAAGAACTTTTTAGGCATGCAAAACGTCATTGTGTTGCCAAACGTGCCACAAGGGAAAGTTTACTCAACTGCAGTTGAAAACCTTGTACTTGCTTACCTTGATGTGAACAGTTCTGACCTTGGTGGAATGTTTGCTGACTACACTGACGAAACTGGTTTGATTGCTTCAGGTCGTGACCGTAGTCTTAATAACCTTACATATGAGTCAGTATTCTTCGGCGCTCTTAAATTATTCGCTGAAATCCCTAAAGGTGTTATTGAGGCTACAATCGAGGTACCAGCTGTTTCGACACCATCGGTAGGAGGATAACCTAGATTATGGACAAAGCGTTGATTTTAGAGGAAGTTAAATTATTTAAAGGAATTTCTGATAAAGATACAACGCAGGATAAGTTGATTGAACTAGCAATTAATGAAAGTGTTGACCGTGTTCTGGCTAAGCTCAATGAATTTAGCGAAGGCGAGTTAACAGAAGTTCCAAATCGTTTAACTTTCATCATTCGAGATGTAGCTATTAAACGCTACAATCGTTTGAATTCAGAGGGCGCTAGTGCTGATAGCGAAGAAGGTCGTTCATTTAACTGGGATAAGTATTTAGATGAATACGAAACTACATTAAAAAGTGCTGCAGTTGGTCGAAATTATCAAGCGAAAGGGATTACTAGGTTTATATGATTTATAACAAACGTGTTATTTTAATCACTGAAGCGACTGAAGCTGATTTTTTAGGTGATAAAGTCGTTAAGAAGCAGTCTGAACCAATCCCTTGCCAGGAAGATAATTTGACCAATGCAGAACAGATGGGCATCTTCGGGAAATACAATCTTGATAGCTTTAAGTTGCATTTGCAAGGACGCTATGATGGTTTTTCTGAAATTATCTATGATGGTAAAAAACGCAAAATACAGGGTAAAAAACATCACAAAAATTCGACGGTAATATACATTTGAGTATTAAATTCAAAGTACATGGTGTTGACCAGATGGTTAGATTAATTGCTAACAAAGGCAAGCAGGCACGTATAGCTACTAACCGTGAATTAGATTTATCTAGTAAGCGTATTGAACGCATGGCTAAGGTAAAAGCGCCAGTTGATACTGGTGCACTGAAAAATACAATTTTTTCAGCAAAAGCAGGCAATCTAACTTATAAAGTTACTGCACCGCAACATTATGCAATATATGTGGAAAAAGGAACCCGAAAAATGCGAGCACAGCCATACTTAAAACCAGCACTTGATGCTGAACGACCAAAATTAATCAGCAATTTACGCAAATTATACGAAAGATAGGTGATATATGACGACTTATTCACCATCAACTTTATTTTTAAAAGAACTACACGATAGATTGGAAGTGTTAGCTATTCCAATCTATTTTTATTTGCCAAATTCTGACGTTTTAGAGCCTTTTATTGTGATTGGCTCTAATTCATCAGATACTTCACGAACAGCGCAAACAGGGGCTGTTATTGAAGATATTACGGTAAATATTGACATATTCCTAGACGGTTCAAGTAGAACTGATGCAGAAGAAGTTAAAGCAAAAGCTTTAAGGGCGTTAGGACGTCGAAATGTAACAGCTAATATCATTCCAGATGATAGCATAGGACGTGAAGTATACCACGTCTCTATTACTGTATCTGATACTATTTATTAATTAAAGGAGAAGTTACTACATGACAGGACAAATTACAGTAACGACTGCTAAGCCGTTAGCAGGTAAAAAAGTCTTTTATTTCATTCAGTCTATTCATGCTGCACTTGGCAGCAATGCTATCTTACCAGCTTATCGTACAGACGGCAGTTTGACACTTGGTGCTGAATATTCAGACGAACAAACACAACAAGGGCTATTACTTGATAAAACAAGTACCAGCCACGAAATTGAGTTGACGACTAAATTTGCACCGAAGGACCCATCAGTTGATGTGCTTGAACAAGCGAATGACACTGGTGAATCAGTCAAAATTTGGCGTGTGCTTGTTGATGAAACATTGAAAACACAAGATGGTGAACCTAAAAAAGATTTTTATCCTGCCAAATTTGGCTATGCTAAGATTGGTGATATTGAATATAATGAAGGTATTGAAGATATTATCGAAACTAGCTACACAGCAAGTATTGTCGGTAAGCTAAAAAATGGTAAATTTCCATTGACTGCCGAAGAAATTGCTTTGCTTGATGAGGTTTATAACTATCAAAACCCAGGTGAAACAACTGGCGATTACGATAACATCAAAACAAGCGAATAACACGTCAAAGGTTGGATATTAAATCCAGCCTTTATTTTTTAGTTAGGAGATAACTCACTTTATGGAATTTAAAGTTAAAAATAAAATCATTGAAATTAAGTTTGATTACCGCACAATGTTTAAGGTTGACAAACAACTTGCCACTAAAAATAAAGACACTGGTGCAAGTAACAACGACGGTGTCGGTACATTGTTTAACAACATTCTAAATCGTAATGATGAGGGACTTGTTGATTTAATTCTTTTGTCAGCTAACAAAGCGTTTAGTAAAGCTATTTCAGAAGATGACGCTATCACAGCGATTGAAACCTGGCTAGTGGATAATGACGCTGATGACACGGAAAGCTTGTTTGAAGAAATTCAACAAGAAATGGTTGACTCTGGTTTTTTCAAGAACAAGATTTTGAAATATATCGAAAACTTGGAAACAGCAGTAGAATACATGAAAGCGCAAGAGGACAGCGAAGCGCTTCAAGTCGAAATTACCGAAAAACTTATTGGCAAGATGAAAAGTGCACTATCTTAACTGAGTGTGCACGTCTTGGTTTAACAGACTTAGAAACAATCTACTCTTGCAACAAATGGGAACTTGACGCAATTTTAGAGGGGCTTCATTACAGACAGATTGATTTTCGCGAAAATCTGTCAGAGCTTGCTATGGAAATGCGCTACACTATGAATGCTAAACGTGCTAGTGCAAATAAACTTAGCAAGAAAAAAGACAGAAATAAAGTTAAACAAGCCTTTCATGCAAATAACAATAAGCAAATGACTAATAGTAGTCTTGCTGAACGTCTGCAAAAAGTCAATGACCATTTCATGAACAGATAACACAGAAAGGGGGAGTTATATGGCAGAATTTGATGGCTCAATTTATGCCTATGTCGGTGCTGATATTGCTGATTATCAAGCGGCAATGAATAAGATTACAACTGCAACACAGCGTGCTTTTGAGAAAGCACAGGATGCAGCTGTGAATAATTCTAATCGTTTAGTTCAACGTGTTGGTCAAATTATGGCACAGTTGGCAAACAATGGCGAATCACTTGGTAAACGTTTAGGAACAGCATTTAGCACAGGCTTAAATCTGTCTATTGGCGAAATTCAGCGTATAGCTTCATCAATTGGCGAAAAGATTCCTCAGCCCATAAAAAATGGGTTTAATACCGCTTTAACAGCTATACAGAGTGGTGTCAACTCAATAGCTAATAAAATCCCTCAGCCTATTCAAAACGCTTTTACAAAAGCAACTAGCTCAGTTTCTAGCTTTGCTACATCGGCGACTAGCAAGGTTAGCTCAGCATTTAGCACGATTAGTTCAAAAGTAAGCAGTGCTTCAAATACAATCAGTAATTCTTTTGTTGGGAAAGTAGGAAGTAGTCTTACTAGCTTAAGTAGTAAAGCTGCAAGTGTTGCGACTAAAATGGCTAGTTCGCTTGGTTCTGGCTTTTCAAATTTGTCTAGTAAGGCCACTACTGCACTAAATGGTATTAGTTCAAAAATGGGAGAGCTGGGAAATAGTATTACTAAAACTACTTTGACAGTTACAGCTCTTGGTGCGGCATTTGCAGTTTTCCAAGGATTTAAGGCTGCGGTTGCTGGTTCAGTTTCAAAAGCAGCAGAATTCGAAGAAAAAATGAGCAACATCAAGGCTCTTACTGGTGCTAGTTCTGAAACAATGAAGCAATTCAATGCTGCTGCTCAAAAAGCTGGTGCGGATACTGCATTTTCAGCCAGTGAAGCAGCAGACGCTATCGCTGAGTTGAGTAAAGCAGGGGTTGATACAGCCTCTATTTTAAATGGTGGTTTGACTGGTGCTCTTAACTTAGCCACTGCTGGTGAACTTAGTTTGACGGAAGCAGCGGAAGTGGCTTCAACAGCGCTTAACGCTTTTAAATCTGATAATTTAAGTGTTACCGATGCAGCTAACCAGTTAGCAGGTGCAGCGAATGCTTCAGCAACAGATGTCCACGAATTGAAATACGGACTTTCTGCCGTTGCAGCGGTTGCCTCTGGTGTTGGTATGTCATTTAATGACATAACTAACGCTCTTGCAGTCTTTGCACAAAACGGCCTTAAAGGCTCTGATGCAGGTACATCTCTTAAAACAATGCTTTTGAATTTGTCGCCACAAACCGATAAAGCGGCAGCTCAAATGCAACAATTGGGCATTATTACTGCTGATGGAGCCAATCAATTCTATACAGCAGAAGGTAAGCTTAAGTCATTTAGTGAAATCTCACAAATCTTACAAGATAGCTTGAAAGGTTTGACTGCTGAGCAACAACAGAACGCTCTTAAGACAATGTTTGGTACTGACGCCATTCGTGCTGCTAACATTGCTATGAAAGAGGGTGCTGCTGGAGCAGATGCCATGCAGGAAGCAATCAGTAAAGTTACTGCAGCAGATGTGGCTATTCAAAAACTTAACAACTTAAAAGGTGCTGTTGAATATTTAAGTGGTTCGTTTGAAACCTTGCAAATCCAAATCGGTAGTGCAATGCTTCCTGGTTTGCAAGGTGTGGTTAAGATTCTTGATAGAATGATTGACAGTTTTAGTAAAAGTAAGGTTGTTGACCAATTCGTCAAGAAAGTTCAAGACGTCTCACTTGCACTTTATCAAATTGCATTCGGTGCAGATGAGACTAAAAAGAAAATTGATGAAATGTTTTCTGGTGCAGATGCTGATGCTAAGAAACTAGAAACTAAAATTGAACCAATTGAAAGACTTAAAGCTGCAGCATCTAACGCAATGCCAGCAATCGCAGGTTTAGTTGGTTCGTTTGCTTTTGGTCCTGCTTTGACAGATTTAGGACTACTTGGTACTGGATTAGGGATCATCGGAAAAAAAGTGAATTCATTTAGTTCTATCATAAGCAATGCTTTCACCAACGCAGGTGGATTAATTGGTGTTTTAGCTGGTAAAATGAATGGCTTATCAGGTGTATTTGCAAATGCAGCAAGTACTGGTCTATCTGTGTTAGGTGGAATGACTTCGACAATGGGAAGTATTGCCAAATTAGCACTTGCTTCAATTGGCCCTGCAGCAATTCTTGGTTTAGTCGTTGCTGGTCTTGGTTTGATTAATAGCCAATTTGGCGCACAGATTGACCAGTTACTAGCTACAGTTACCACTAAAGGACCACAAATCATCACGAACTTGGTAAACGGTATTACAGGTGAAATTCCACTTTTGATTGCATCAGGTACAGAATTAATTGCTAAATTTGCTAATGCATTTACTGTGATGTTCCCAGTTTTAGTGCAAGCAGGTGTTCAATTAATCTCTAGTCTTGTTCAAGGCGTGGGAGCTAATGCTGGTAGCTTGATTGCGTCTGCTATTCAAGTGATTGGTACATTTGTTAGTTCGATTGCTAGTGCATTACCACAACTATTGTCTGTAGGTATGGACTTTATTGCAAATGTCGTCAATGGTTTGGTTCAAAATTTACCTTTGCTTTTACAATATGCGCAACAGATTGTTGATAATTTTGGTCAAAGTTTATCTGCTAACATGCCAAACATCATTTCTAAGGGTATTGAGATTATCACTAACTTAGTTCAGGGAATTATCCAGAATTTGCCAACAATCATTTCAATCGCTACGCAGGTTATTACTGGATTCATCACAGGCTTAGCTAGTTATTTACCACAAATTTTACAAGGTGGTATTCAAATCATTGTAATGTTGGTACAAGGTATTCTTCAGAACTTGCCACAAATTGTACAGTCTGCGGTTCAAATCATTCAATCGTTGATTCAAGGAATTACACAAAACTTACCGCAAATTATTGCTGCAGGCATTCAACTTGTTGGTCAATTAGCAGTAACAATTATCCAAAATATTCCACAAATTCTTGCAGCTGGGGTCCAACTTATTGCTGGACTTGGTCAAGCTATGTTAGAAGCTATCCCTAACGCTTTGAAAGGTGTTTGGGACGGTATTAAAAACGGCTTTGGTTCGTTGTGGGACACAATCACTGGTAAAAGTTCTGAAACTACTGCGAAAGTTAGCAGCGATGTCACTCAAATGACTAATGCAATTGCTGCAGGAACAGGCCAAATGAGTGCACAGACTAGCGCTGACACAATGGCAACGCTTAACAGTATTAGTCAAAATACTGGTCTTGCCAATTTGAATGCGACTAGCAACGCAACTCAAATGGCGTCAAATGTCAATGCGCAGACTGGTATCATGAGTGTTCAAGCACTTAATGATTCAATTGCTATGGCAAACGGTATTAATGCTGGTACAGCACAAGCAAGTACTAATGCAACAACTAATGCTCAAAATATGAAGAGTGAAGTTAACCGCATGAGTGGTGAAATGAGCTTCCAGACAATCAATGATGTTAATAATATGGCAAATGGCGTTGCTACCGGAATGACTACAGCAAGTACTAATGCAACAACTCAAGCGCAAGCTATGGCAAACGGTGTTAATACAGCAGCATCAAGCATGAACCTTGGTGCTGTCAATCAAGCATTGAATTTATCAGCGGGTGTATCAAGTAATATGCAAAATGCACAAGCAAATGCAAACAATTCAGCAGCTGTTATGAATAGCGGTGTTAGTGCAAACATGGCATCAATGCAAGCTAACGCAAGTGGTTCAGCTAGTGGATTATCAAGCAATATCACATCTGAGCTTAATTCAGCCGCTTCATCTGCTAACTCAGCATCATCACAAATGGCGTCAAACATCACTAACAACTTCAATAAGGCTAAGTTATCTGCAACATCATCAATGAATGGCATTGCAAATGCAGTTAAAAGTGGTATGAACAAAGTGACTAGCAGTGTTCAATCTTCCGGAAATAAGATGAATTCTACATTTACTAATTCGTTTAATAAAGCGAAAAGTGCTGCACAATCTGGTATGAATGGTGTCCGTTCAGCTGTTCAAAATGGTATGAATGGTGCTGTTGCAGTAGCAAGTAGCGCAGGTAGTCACATGGTATCAATCATGTATAGCACGGCTGGTGGTATGCAATCGGCTGGTTATTATGCTGGTGCTGGTTTTGCAAGTGGTCTTGCAGGCTCAGCAGGCTATATCTATGCTGTTGCAGCTGGAATCGCAGCACGAGTAACAGCAACAATTCGTAGAGCATTAGATATTCACTCACCATCTCGTGTGATGAAATCACTCGGTGGCTATACTGGCGAAGGCTTCGCTATTGGCATGTCTGACTGGATAGGTAGAATCAACGACATCAGCAAAGAGTATGCGTTAGCTGTTACAGACCAAAGCTGGGGTGTCAACGGCACTATGGCAATTGCTGGTAGCGTTAGCACATCTGGTCTATCATCTTCACTTGATAGCTTGTCAGACGAAGTGAAAAACAGTGAATTGTCACAACCGGTCTTTGAAGTACACAACGAATTGGTTGGCGACAAGATTTATACAACTGTGAAAGAACGTGAAGCGAGAGAAGATGCTAAAAATGATTATTTTAATTATTAGAAAGGTGAAACATGGATTTATTAATTACGAAAGGAACGGCATCAGTCAAGCTGTCTGACTACGGCTTTTATAATATTAATATTGACGACAGCGCACCTGGAATCTCTCTTGATAAGCGTTCTGTCACTGGTCGTAACGGTACAGTATTTGGTGGTGCAACATTTAATGCTAAAGTCATTAAAGTGACTGGACGTGTAGCTGTTACGAATGTCCAAGAGTTCTTGAGTCTAAAAGATGATGTATTTGGCTTGTTACTAGATGACGAGCCTTTTTATATCACTAAAATGTACCCAATCAATACTGATTTTTACAATTATCAAATCCCTGGTCAAACGGCTGGGGATTTAGATTTTGTAAATCAACCACACACGGCTTGGTATTATCGTTGGAAAGTCACTGCAGAAGGCGAAGCTGATTTCACTTTTGTTGGCAATTATGGTCAAGGATTAAAATATGATTTTTCAATTAGTTTTATTACTGCTGAATTGCCATATGGTGAAACAACGCCGAAGACAGTAACGCTAGCTAACAATCAAATTGCTTATGCTGGAACTGCTAAGTTATCACAATTGGAAGTTCCGTTTGTTGTTGAATTAACAGCAACAGGTAATCAATCAAACTTTTATCTTGAAATTGGAGATAATCGTTTTACTTACTCACAATCAGGCAATATTTCTGCAGGTGATATTTTTAAAATTTCTGGCATTGAAATAACAAAGAATTTAGAAAATGTTAATGCACGTACTAATTATGCGTACTTTGTTATTAAACCTAGTCCAACAAAAAAGGTTAGTTACAAAACTGACTTTAAGGGCACAATAAAAATTTTAAACTTTAAAGAACTATATAAATAGGAGGTGATAGTTTGATTACATTTTTAGATGAAAGAGATGTTGAGCATGGTGCACTTGCCACTATTAAAGTTACAAATGCTGTTAACGGTGAACGCTCACTGACTGGTGAAATTGAATCAGGCGATTATGTCCTAACAAATATCGAACGTGGCTGGCGTTTACGTTTTGATGATGAGTTTTATGTAGTAACTTACGCAAAGCCAATTGATGATGGTAAAGGTACGCATGTTACTTTTGACGCTGTCCATCAATTCTTTTGGGACTTTGATAAGTCATCAGTGCATGAACAACTAAATGATGGTTCGCATACGTTCTTGACTTACCTTGATTTCATATTCACTGGCAGTGATTACACGTATACAATTGACCCTCTATTGAAGGTCTATGCTTTTGAAAAACAATCATTTGGTTATAAGAGCCGTCTAAAACTTTTTAACGATGTCATCACTTCATCTGGCGTTGAATTCCAGGTTAATGGCAAAGTGGTCAGAATCCTAGAAAAAACAGGAACAGACTTATCTACAGTCGTTCGTAAGAATTTCAACATGAATGAGCTTGGCATTGAAAAGCATATTGGTGATTTTGTTACTTATCAAAAAGGCTTTGGTGCGTGGATTGATGAGAATGACCACTCAAAGGGGCGTTTAGTTACTGAATACACCAGTCCATTGGCTAGCGTATACGGAAAACTTGAAGCTGAACCTTTAGTTGATGAACGTTATACACAAGCAGACAACATGATTGCTGCATTAAAAGCTAACGTTGATAATTCTTACAGCATCTCGATTACTCTTGATATGGAAGATTTAACTCGTGCTGGTTATGACTATACACAACCTAGAGCAGGTGATTACATCATGGCTATCAATGAAACATTAGATTTTCAAGAAAAAATTAGGATTGTTTCATTTACTAGTGAATATGATGTATCTGGTCAGTTGGTTAAACATGAAGTGACTTGTAATGACATTGGTGTAGTCAAGAAATTATCAGCAAGTTACAACTTAGCTAAAGAACAAGCTCAAAATGCGTCAGATTCAGTCGGTAAAGCTGTAGAAATGGCTAATAAAGCGCTAGTTTCTGCAGATGGTAAAAGTACTGTTTATTTTGGTAATGAATTTCCAAAAGATGAGCCAAAAGGTACATTACATAAAGGTGACTCACTTTATTTGACTGTCGGCGACACAACGAAAATGTATTACTGGACTGGAGCAGATTGGGAAGAGCTACCTATTGTTAATGATGTTGAAGCATTCAAAGAACAGATTGCTGATGAACTAAAAGACGTTCCAAATCGTGAAGAATTCGAAGCGACTATTACAGAAAAACTTGCTACTTCAAAAGCTGAAATTAAAACACAGATTGACACAGCTAAAACACAGGCAGAATCAAATGCTAAAGCCTACGCTGATGAAATCAACCAGGCAACAGCAGAAGTCGCAGAACAAGCGAATACAGCTGCCAACAGTTTAAAATCTGACTTAGCCAAAGTCAAAACTGATTTGACTACCACAACGTCAACTGCAAATGCTGCTAAGACGTCAGCGAGTGAAGCTAAACAACAACTCACTACTGTAGCTAACGATTTGTCTAAAGCCAAAGCTGACTTGCAAAATGCAGTTAGCGCAGTTGACACGAAAGCTACAAATTTGCAGAGTGATTTAACCGAAGCTAAGCAGGATTTAACCAGCCAAGCACAACAGTTACAAGCACAAGCTAGCGCACAGTCTGAGTTGACTAAGCGTGTCTCATCAGTCGAAAAAACCGCAAATGGCACGAAGACGACCGTGAGTGAATTAAGCAAAACAGTAGCTCAAAATGGCAAAGACATTACAAGCGTTACTGCACGAACTAAAGTAGTTGAAGATGATTTATCAGGAACTAAAACAACACTATCGCAAGTTAAGACGACCGCGGACAGTACCAGT